GAACACCAAATACAGGCATTGGCCTTGCACAGATTAATCGTTGATATGTATCTACAATAAAATGTGGTTCAGTTGGTGTTGCTATTACTCTGTCTAACGGTGGATTTTCTTCGATAAATGTCTGTCCTAATGTTGGAAGTGAGACAAATTCTTGGCTTAAATGCCAAGAATCTAGTGGTACTGCTGCTGCTGATTGAAATACACCACTGATTTGTGATTTTTTATATCGATACTCTGCGTACCTTTCCTGATAACCAAAAACAAGATCATCATTTGCGGAACCATCACAGTATATTTCTTTGTTCAGGATTTCCTGCTCCCCGAGGTGCGCTAATGAAGGCCAATATATGTCGTATCTAGTTGAATGTGAGAAATGTCGGTCTAGTCCTTGCTGATAAGTTAAATCCGCCCTTACTGAACATATGCCCATTACTATTCCATGTTCAACGAATGACTTAGTAAATCCATTATTAGATGATCCTGCTGTTCCGAATGCTGCTAAATCGCCTACGTTTGTGTCTGTTTGTGCTACTGGGTTTATGTTTATGGGTGTTGATCCACCGCCTAGATATTCTGGACGGTAGCTTACGTCGTAGAATTTTACGCCAAAATGATTGGCTACTATTTCCGGATAGCGTGTTCCAGCCCTAGCATCTCTTTCTAATAGTTTTTGTACCTGAAATGCTTCTCTTAAGTCATTAATTGTTGCTGCTGTCGCATTTGATAAATCTGCATACAAATCAGGGTATCCCGTATTAGACACATCTTCCCTTACTACTAAGTGAGCTTCTCCAACGCCCGGCGTTCCGCTTGCGCTTTCAACCATCCAACCATCCATATTAGCCGGAGCACTTCCCTCAAATGATCTTATATTAGGATGTGTAGCTGATGCTAAAGATATTTCCATACCCATTCCGGGGATTGGAGCTTGTGTTCCTAATGGTAACGTAACTGCATCACCTTTTTGGGGCCATGGTAATGCTGATGTGAAATAGTCGTGTCGTTTTCCTCGCCTTTGTAAAGCATAGTTTGATGATATTGCGTCAGGCCCGTCACCAGTAGGTGTTCCATCCGAATTTATTAGATTTTGGTCTCTGAACCATTCGTCATAACATAAATTGTATGCTCTGAATGATAATGCACTTATATCAACATCATTCGGCGCTATACCATTAGGTACGCCCATATAGTTCATTAATGCAGTACCACGTGTGCCATATGTTGCCAGTGTTGAATCTGAATCTGATTGAGCTGTTCCTGACAATATTGGAATTTGGAAGTCTATTGAATCACCTGGGTCTGTTTGTTCTCCGCAGAATTTACGCCAGTTATCCCATATAAGACGGTTAGGTACGAAGAAAAAATGAGTATCCAGATACATATTATCCATAATCGGGAATAGTGGTGTTGCCAGGCGTGCGAATATTGTTGATTGCATGTTGAATGTATCGCCTGGTAATACGCTGTCCCAGTAATAGGGAATAAGCCAGCCTGCGTCCATTGTGAATTTGTGTCCATGAGATCGATCGAATTTAGAACGTGGCGCTGATATTTGTGGTGTTTGACTAAAACTGTGAGTCATTACTGATTTCATATTTATTCTCCGATTTTATTATTAGTTTTTACATCGTGTCCTGAGAAGATTTTAACAGGCTCACATCCTGTGACGTCTCCATTTTGTGTATCGAATCCTCCAATGATATACAGAGCAAAATCATCTTTGTTTTTATTATCTTCGATTGAGTTTGTGAATGCGCGAATAGCGCTTGCTGCATTAATTTCGACACGTGGGTCATTGAATATCTCCGCGACTGTATCTTTGACTGAAATAATTACTTTTTGCATTTTAGAGACTCCTAATTAAGGGTTTTGTTTTTGCCTTTGCTACGACTTCACGAGTTGCAAGGCGCTCAGGCGTATTATCCTTGCTCTCGTATCCTTTATGCGCTCTATGCGCTTTTATTGAATCTATTAAATCTGGGTTGTGTTTTTTTACTTTTTCATCGTAATACCTTGGTATCTTTCTTTTTATTCCATCATGTGTGACGTAATCCTTGGGATAGCAATCGTTAGAAAATCGTGCAATCCAATCACTAGCAATGCCGTTACCATCGCGGCCACCACGAGACATAGTGGTATATTCTGGCAAGACTGCATGAATTTCACCAGTGAAGTCATTAAATCGTTCATATGGTTTTAATCCTGTTTTTTCGTCCACCTGATCAGACGATCTTCCGTTTATTTTTTTCATGATATAGCGTGCTACATACGCTGCCGATTCATATGTGACATCTCCGACTTGAACGAATCCATGTGTCCATAATTTTTCGAGAGTTGGGGACATGTAGAGGTCATGTCCACTTTGAGTTTGACCGTATAGAATGCGATCGTGAAAATCGTGGCCAAAGATAAGAGCGTGATAGTGTGGCCTATTATTTTTATCACCATATTCTCCGCACATGTAGAATTTTATTTTTTTGGGCGCTAAGTGTTTTCTTAACCTTTTCATAAAGTTTTGAAAGTGTTTTTTTCGTAGACCACCATCGGGAGGTAGATCTTCGGGCCGGTACGTAAGCGTAATAAACGCGTTTTCCTTGTGGAGTGATGCTTCGTGCATGCATCTTAGTGCCCATTCATTTGCCCTTTGCATTCTGCAACCTATGCATTGTCCGCATGGTATTTGTTGATATTGTGTATCTGGCGAATCGTAGAAGACTATTTGCCCATTCGGAGTCCGCCAGGCATCTAGGGGTTTGAAACATGCCATTAAAGACGTGTTCCGCCTCTCATTGGTCGTGGACCTGTATTTTTACCGTTTACACGGGTACCTCTTTTGAATGAACGTTTTGTGCTTTTTCTGCCTTCTTTGTAGCGTCGCATGATGTGCTCCTGTTTTGGTATTTTTTTGGTATCTATATGATACCTCTTTGACTGAACTAATACTAGTGTCAGTCCGCACAGTTAGGAACAAGTGTTTGACTGTGCGTGCTCACTGTAATAGTTCGCTATTAACTCGCGGGGGCGCTCGTGTTTTGCGGGCATCCTGCCCTTGCTTCGGCTCCTGCCTTCGCTGTTTAGCAAGTTGAAGTGACCGGGTTTTATTTACATTGCATTACAATTATATACCGACTTTTCCTTGCTATTATGTAACATTTCTGTTACTATTATTATGTACCTTAGGAGGTTACATTATGGTTAAATTACTATTTAGTATTGGCGCCTATATTTTAGGCTTTTTATTATGGCTGCTATTTGTTATTACAATAATCAAAGCAGCCCTGATTATTATTTTTGAATGAGGATGTAATTATGAATGATAAAACTAACGTTGAACTTTTAGCTATTGAATTAAATATGCTCATATTCGATTTCTCGAATGATTCGAAAGCATCTAAGAGATGTTTCTGTAATCAGGCTGAGCCCTTAATACAACAAATTGTTGCTGAATTATTGTGGAGACAGATAAATGCTAACACTAAATGAACTCAAACGCCGTTTGGCTTTAGTTGATGAGCAAATCAAAATTGCTCAGAAAGAACGCGACCGTTTACGCGTTGCTAGACATCGATATAGACATGCTATAAAGCTCTATGAAAGCACCGATTTTATTATTGATACTATTGGAGACAAATCAGAATTTGACGAATCTGATTAAAATTAGGGGGGCTTTCGCCCCCCTTTTTTTACCCCTCTGCCGGCGGAGTCTCTGGGTTTGTTACTACCACTTCTATCGGTGATATTACTTCTGGGGCTTTTTTCAAGCCCATTTCTATGAGTGCATCGCTATTATCCGGATTATGGACAAAATCCATGAATTTTGCTGGGTCGTTATCGAATTGTTTTCTTATTTCTGATGGAACCTGGTCGAATGTATCCCTGGCCTTAATTATTGCATTCATTGACTCCTGAAAATCATTTCCAGTTACATCGTCGTATTCGAATTGTGTTAGAGCATTTACTTTAGCTATTAGCTCCATTCCGCCTGCTCTTTTTACTATATTATTGATATTTACTTCGTCTTTATGTGATTGTTCGACGCGAATTTCTTCGCCTTCGATTATTGCTTGCTGGCAGTCTATTACCGGCGCTATGTAGCCTTCTGGTCTTGGTTTTCTGAACATGTTTTTTACCTCGGTTGATATGTGAAATTACCGTGTGTTGGGCCACCGATATCTATGTGGTAGCCAGGTTTCTTACGTTTATTTATTGATCCTTTTAATTTATTGATGTTATTTTGTATTATATCGTTCAAGTCTTTTCCTAATTCTTGAGATTGTCTAAATACTTCAAACGCTCCGCTTTTACCACTATCCCAATTTCCACGCGCTTTATCTGCTAGTTCTCCTGCTACTTTACCTGCTTCTGATACTGGCGTTATTGCATTAGTTTTTGCTTCTACGAAATTTGTCTCTGCTATTTGCCTTTTTAAATCTATTGCACTTTGAGCTGGATTAAAATTAGCAAATCCTGCTGCTGGATTTACCAGAGCTCCGCCTCCAGTACCTTTTGCTCCTACTGTTTGTGCCATATTGCCACTTGGCATAGCACCTGCAGGTGTTGATGCATCATATTTTCCTGCCAGTATTGGATTTATACCAGCTAATCTCATATCTGCCATTCTTCTACTTACAGCAGTACTACTCATTTTCTGCTGAAAAGCTCTATTTCTTAATGCTTCTGCACTTGACCAATCTCTTTGTGCTAATGCTTGTGCACTTGAGAAATCTCTAGCTTTTACAGCCTCAGCAGCTTCAAATACTCGCTGGTCCTTCGCCATAGTCTCGGTACTATCTATCTGTTTTTTACCACCAAGATATGAAAGTGCCGGACCTGCTAATGCACCTGCTACTGCAGCAATTGCTGGAATCATTTTTATCTCCTCTAAAAGTGGTCAATCATGCCGGGGACACCAAATACAGGCATTGGCCTTGCACAGATTAATCGTTGATATGTATCTACAATAAAATGTGGTTCAGTTGGTGTTGCTATTACTCTGTCTAACGG